CTCACGTATTAATCAAAACAGAATTCAGAATACTATTTCATTCAAAGAGTACATAGAGATTTTATGCAATGTATAACGGAGAATACTACTACTCAAGGTTTCCAGAGTCTCTATTCTCTGTAGGTAATCCTGAAAACTTCAAGGCACGAGTTTTGGGTGGTCTAGAAAAATGCAAGAGACTTAATGTTGCCTTCTGCTGCTTAGGCCGTGATATAGAACCAGTTCTTCACGCTAACATGTGTAGAATAAATAAAACAGCATCCTTTTTTAACAAGGCTCAGATATTTATAGTTGAGAACGATTCCTCCGACAACACGGCTCCAATGCTGCAGCAGTACGCTTTCAAGGACGAGAGGGTTAAGGTTATTTCCGCCTCGATATCCGACAAAAAGTCCTACAGCGATACCGGAGACGAAGCAATAAGTATTGATCGTGTGTCTAAAATGGCGACACTCAGGAATATTTACCTAGACGAATTAAGCGGTCTAAAAAACATAGACTATGTAATAGTTATTGACCTAGACCTTGAGGGGGGTTGGTCATATGACGGATTTTTAGATTGCTTCTCCGGACAAAGATCCGCGTGGTCAGCCATGACAGCTAATGGGCTTTTGTTTCAAGAAGATTCCCTATCCGTAAATGGCAAAGCAGCATCAAAAATAAAGAGGCAGTTTTTTGACACTTGGACTTTTAGAGACTTGGGGCAAGAGGAATTTTTAGGGCATGGTATATATAGGAAAATGATCCTAGAAAAAGGCGAAGACCCTATAGAGGTTGGATCTAATTTTAACGGTCTAGGAATATATAAGTACGAGGACATAATTAAGTGCGAGTATCGTCCATCAACTTCTGACGATCCTGTTTGCTGCGAGCATGTTTCCTTACATCAACAGATAAGAAAAAATGGTGGAAAAATTTTCATAAACCCAAGCCTGATAACCCTCTATTCCCCAACTGAATATGGTGGGACTGAATTAAGATGATAACAATGTTGATGCCTTGTAGGGGCGAAGAAGATATCTTTAGGGTGCAAGAAAACCTCGTCCCTTCTATCTTGAAATTTCTTGACGTAAGAGGTTTTGATGAGTTTATTGTAATATGCGAAGAAGAGGCAAAAAATAAACTACAGCCAATTCTTTCCTGCCTGTCTTCAAAACTAAAGGTAAGATTTGTACTAGACTCAGAGCTTATTGCCAAAGAGTGCACAGTAGATCCTTGGCGTAAGCAGCAAGTCCTCAAGCTTCTTTCTTGCTATTTAGTTAAATCTGAATGGATCTTGACCTTAGATTCAGACTGTTATTTCGTAAGAAACTCGTCTATCGAGGATTTTATCAGCCCAGAATCTACTGCCTACACCGGCCTTGGTTGCAGAATGCAAAATGAGTGGTGGAAATCGTCGGCTAAATATCTTAACATGCCTGAGCCAGATACATATTGCTATGTAACACCCTTCATGTTCAATAGACAGGTGTTGTCCAAACTATGCTCGACCCACAACGTTGAGGCGGCGATTTGCAATGGGGCTACTGAAAACAGTCTCTACTGGACGTATCTATGCAACACGCACACACACACTGATTACTACACAGAAGGGTTTATATCAGGAGACTGTCTTTGGAAATCTACAGATAAAGAAGATGCTGCAGAAGGAATAAAGAAGCAATTTGAATATAATCATTTCTTCGATTACCCCATGTCTCTGAGCCAGTCAAACATGGGTTTCGATGAGTCAGTAATAAATCTAATACACAAGGAAATTATGAGTAAATGATTAATCTAATAGCACCAATCAACAACCTTGGATATGGGATCACAGGTCTAAACGTCCTCAAGTCCCTATCAAGAAAAGCAGAAGTCTCTCTGTGGCCAATCTCTCAGCCCCAGGTTACTAGTCAGGAAGATGCGGAGGTAGTGCAGAGGGCAGTTAATAACGCAGAAACCCCAGACTGGAGCGCCCCATGCATTCGGATTTGGCATCAACACGACATGTCTCAATTTGTAGGCAGGGGAGAAAAAATCGGGTTTCCAATTTTTGAATTAGACGAGTTTAAACCAATAGAAAAGCACCACCTTTCCTATTTGGATAAGATATTTGTCTGCTCTGAGTGGGCTAAGGACGTAGTCTGTGATCAAATAGAGTTTGACCCAAATCTTGTTTTCATTGTTCCTCTTGGGGTCGATTCTGATGTTTTTTCCCCCACGCCTATTGACAATGGGCAAAACAATGATACAATATTCTTTAATTGCGGGAAGTGGGAAGTTAGGAAGGGTCACGACGTATTATCCAGAGCCTTTAACAAAGCCTTTGAGCCGCAAGACAACGTGCAGTTACATATGATGTGCGACAATCCGTTTTGCGACGAGAAAGAAACCTACGAATGGCAAAGCCTATACAAAAACGCTAAACTTGGAGAAAACATTAAACTAATAGGACGTGTCGAGTCCTCTCAAGACGTGTATAATATTATGAGTAAAGTAGACTGTGGCGTCTTTCCTTCTAGAGCAGAGGGGTGGAACCTAGAGGCCCTAGAGCTTCTCTCGTGTGGTAAACATGTGATAATAACAGATTATTCTGCACACACAGAGTTTTGCACTAAAGAAAATGCCCACTTAGTGACGATAGACAGGAAAGAGAAAGCTTTTGACGGAAAATGGTTCGACGGAAAGGCGGGAAGCTGGGCGTGTTTGGGAAATGACCAAATAGACCAGTTGGTAGAACATATGAGAAAAGTACATAAAGATAAACAAGAAGGCTCACTGGAAATCAATGAAGCCGGAATAAAAACCGCTCAGAAATTTAGCTGGGATAACTCAGCAGAAAAGATACTATCAAGTGTTTAGATACCTTAAAGAATTAATTCTATCCAGAAAGGAAATCAACCCTAATGAGGAGGACGAAAGCGTTGATAATGTAGGGGCTTCCGTTACTTTCTACGTTCAGGAAGGGGAACCAAAAGTTGACATTTCCGTAGCAGACTATAGTCAAGAATCAGTAAAGGACTTAACCACCCTTCTGATAGGACTTACTGGGTCTCTATTTTTTGCCCCAACTATGGAAATGGTAAAAGACGGACTATTATCAGAGAGTGAACACGAGATCTTGCTTAAGATAATGACATCTTTAGCGGAAATGAAAACCCTAGAAAGACAATCAATAAAAGAAAAGGAAGAGCCGTGCATTAAACCACAAGACGTTATTTAAAAGGATGGTACAATGACAGAGTCAAGAAAAATAGGCTGGCAAAAATACGAAGACGTTTTAGAGAAACAGCTAAACTCCCCCTTTTTCCAGCAGATGTTAAAAAACATAACAGACACTACTTCTGAGGAGACGCCAGAAGAAGAAGAGCCGTATTATGAGTCAAGCAGCGAAAGTCCAGAAGACACACTATTAATTCCTATACCGGTAACAGACGAATTGGCTAGTCAGATTACTATGCTCACAAGCTTTGATTGCTGGGTAGGACATACAAACTTTGATATAACCCCAACAGTAAAGAGGACTATTAGTGAAATTAAAGGTGTTGAAGTATTGAAAGTGACCAGCAGATACCGATTTTTTATTGGTGTAGGCAAAATGTTTAAATTTAAAAATGTAAGATCAGATATTGAAACAAGAATTAACAAAAAGGAAACTGACTATGGAAATGATGAATCAGAAGATTGAAGACGCCATGAAGAGTGAGGACTTTCAGAGAGTGATGCATAAGGCCTCGCTATCCTTCTCGGGACAGCTTAGTGCTGACGAGATAAGAACATGTCACCTAAACGCTTTATGGAAAGCTTTTGAGCACTACAAGCCGGGTCGTGGGGCGGCTTTTTTCACGTACCTACACAAAGGCGTGGTTATAGAGTGTCTTCGTGAGCTCAAGTTTAACAGTAAGTACCAAGAGCATCAAGGGATACATGCGAATATTCCAGAAAACAAGGATTATCATTTCTCCCTAGAGCTAAAAGAAGAGTTGGCATTAGTACCAAACAGAGAGCTGGTTAAAGACAGGCTTGATGGGATGTCTATAAAGGAGATTGCTGAAAAATATAACTACAACAGGGAGACAGCAAGAAGAAAAATCAAAAAATCCCTAGCCAGACTGGCAAGCAAAATGAAATAGTGTGTATAATATTGTAGGAAAATAGGGATCGAAGCCGGAATGGACATTGTAAATAATACCACACTTTTTATTATTTTAGGAGACTCACTATGGCTTTTATTAAAGCAGTTAAATCAGCAACCACATACGCTAACGCGGCGGCAGCAAAGGCGGTCCAAGTAGAAGGCGGTACAATTGCTCAAGCAGGCAATATTGACACCGTAAGCGGCGCTATCAGCAATGACATTTCTCTCAGAAGCATGAACGCTGCCGACGATTCCAATGCAGAAAACTTGGGATCAAGAGTCGTTGCTAATGGCGGGGTTGATGGATCAACCACTGACAGCGTTGGTGTCAGCGGGGCTAATGGCGGCGCAACTCTGGCTTTCTTCCCAAACAAAGCTGACAGAACTAAAGCCGACCCTCAGTTTGTTATTAAGGGCGTTTCTACAAGTCTTGCTGGAAGTGCTACTGATGTTATCAGAACTCCCGGATCTCATTACGGAAGTAACAACACCAGAAGTCAAGAGCGAGTCAAGATCGGCGATAGACTAATTGGCTCTAAAGCTGACGAGGCGTTTGACAACATGGCTAGACCAAGCACTGAAATATCCCCCGGCAGAACCAAGGGTAGCAACGCGGGAAATGCCACCACAATGGTTAATCCAGCAGACGGCTCCTCTGCGGTGGTCAGTGAAATTAAGTCAACCCGCGCAGTTCCCGGAGAGTTGATTTACATGTACGGCGGAAAACTTGCCGCAAGTGGCCAGTATAAGAGTAAGGAAACTTACGAAAGCTAAACACGACACCTTAGGGGGAGTGGTTCTAGCGAGCTGCTCCCTCTTTTTTTTTGGTAAAACGATGCTCATATTTGCTATACACACATGTCCAAAACATAAGGATAGAATTGAAGCCCTTGAGAGAACCTGCATACCAGCCAGTTTGCCGGAAGGCTGTTCTGTTCAGTATGTGTATGGGGGAGTAAAAGAGGCCTTCTCTAAAGGTAGGGAGTGGCATCTCCCGTGTAATGAAAGCTATGTGCACCTCCTCGAAAAGACCTATGAGACGATAAAATATGCCCTAAATTTTGATTTTGAATACCTGATTAAGCTTGACTGTGACATATACATACCAAGCTTTGAGCAATTAGTCTCAAAAATTCGCACACTACAAGAAACTCCCAATTTCTCAGGATTCGCAACATCATCCTACGGAACTCTAGGGCTTTGGGATGAGAACGAAAATCCTATTTTGGAGCCCGGAATCGCAGGAAGGGTTTGGCACTACGACAAAGTTAAAGATTCCGACAGGCTACCATATTCCGGTCTATTTTTGGAAAAGTGGGCACAAGGACACTGCTATGTATTGAGTAGGAGAAACTGTGAAATACTGGCTACAGAACTTGCCAAGGAAGAATATGAGCTATCTTCTTTTGACGTTACTAAAAAATGGTTATTTGAAGACATTGCAGTTAGCAACATCCTTATGAGTAGAGGGGTAGAGTTAGTAGAAATGGGGCCACTGGTTGAACACTTAACATTAGACCATCAAGGGCTAACATCCAAAGAAATACAAAACAGACACAAAGGAGTACTGTAGTGGGCATAGAAGACGTCACACTAATGAGCACTATAATAGGCACGCTGACTAGCTTTCTTTTCTTCCTGTGGATGAAGGTGCTACGGCCAGCCGTGAAGTTTATGGCCTCACACGAAGAGGTTGTCACCTCTATTGAAACTATAAAACACGAAATAACCACCAATGGAGGAGGGAGCCTAAAAGATGCTGTATGTACCCTGTCAGGCGCTTGTGAAAGAATAGAGAGGTCTCAGATAGTAATAGAACAGAGAACAAAAGCCTCACTACACTATTCAGAAACAGCCCTATTTGAGACAGACCAAGAAGGGCATTTAGTGTGGACAAACGAACCTTTTTACAACTTGACAAAAATGACACTCACTGACGTAGAAGGCTTCGACTGGCTAGGTTATATTCACGAAGAAGAAAGGGATGAGTTTTTTCAAGAGTTCAAGTCCTGCCTAGACATGAACAGAAGGTTTACAAAAAACTCTAAGACCATAGAGGACAAGGAAGTTAGAATGATAGGGTTTCCCTACAAGATAAACGAGAAGGAGAATGGCGGATTTTTAATTAGTGTTTACGAGATATAAATTAGCGAAAGGTATTGATATGAACTCAGACTCAAAGAAATTTTCGTTTAACTGGGGTGATTTTTTAAGCCTAGGCAAGAATGCCATTTTAGTTGGCTGTGCGGCATCCCTTACTTATGTTGGTGACAACATGGATGATATTGACATGGGGAAGTCAGGAATAATGATTGTTCCAATTGTGGCTATCGTGATTGAGGCTATAATCAAGTGGACAAAGGATAACAGGAAGGCAGAGTAAACCGTGCTATAAATTAACCATCTTGTAAAAAGGCTCTGCTAAACGTTGTCTTTATCGCTACAATAGTATGTGCCAAATTACAATAAACAAAACGAAGAACGAATACCGCCTCCATCAATAGTGGGGCGGTATTATTTTATGAACACAAACACTTTAACTAAAGAATGGGCTATATGTCAATAAGATCACTAATGGATTATACCTTTGTTTCCAAGTACGCAAGATGGATTCCGGAAAAGAAACGAAGGGAAACTTGGAACGAGTGTGTTGAGCGAGTCAAGGAGATGATGCTCAGTAAATATTCTGAGATCCCAGAGGTGTCGGGGGAAATAGAGTGGGCTTATGATATGGTACGCAAAAAGAAGGTTCTTGGGTCGCAAAGAGCACTCCAGTTTGGAGGCAGTCCCATATTCAAACACAACGCTAGAATATACAACTGTATCACTTCTTACTGTGATCGTTTGAGATTTTTTCAAGAGTGCATGTATCTCCTGCTATGCGGTTGTGGAACTGGGTTCTCTGTGCAGAAACATCACATAGCAAATCTCCCTAAGCTAGTCAAAAACAAAAAAGAGACAAAGAAATTTGTTATCCCAGACACTATAGAAGGTTGGTCTGACGCAGTTGGCCTTCTCGTTTCTAGCTATTTTGATCAGGACGAATTATTTCCTGAATACCAAGGCAAGAACATAAACTTTGATTACTCAGAGATTAGACCTGCTGGAGCCTACCTTAACTCAAGCGGCGGTAAAGCTCCCGGATCTGGGCCTCTCAAGAAAGCCCTGTCCAGCATAAGAAAGGTTCTAGATGCTGCGTTGAAGAACTTGGACTTTTGCGACGAGTCCATAAGAGTCCTAAAACCAATCGAAGCATATGACATTGTTATGTATAGTGCTGACGCTGTTATCTCTGGAGGAGTTAGACGTAGCGCAACGATTTGCTTATTCAGTCCTGACGACGAAGATATGGCTAAAGCTAAAACTGGGTCTTGGTTTAAAGAAAACCCGCAACGTGGACGCTCCAATAACTCTGCTATTCTACTAAGAGACAAAACAACTAAAGAGCAGTTCTCTAAACTAATGAATTCTGTAAAAGAATTTGGTGAGCCGGGTTTTGTGTGGTCTGACTCTACAGAGCTTATCGTAAACCCCTGTGTAGAAATCGGCATGTGGCCTGTAGATGAAACCACAGGAGAAAGCGGTTGGCAGGCCTGTAACCTTAGTACTATTAATTGCTCTAAGATCAAGACGAAGGAAGATTTCTATGAGGCTTGCAAAGCCGCCGCAATTATAGGAACTCTTCAGGCGGGATTTTCCCTCTTTCCTTATCTTGGAAAAGCAAGCGAAAACATTGTTAAGAGAGAAGCCCTTTTGGGCGTTTCCATGACGGGAATCATGGAGCAGTATGAAATATGTCTCGACCCAGAGATACAAAAAACAGGAGCAAAGATTGTAAAAGATGAAAACAGGCGTATTGCTAAAATTATTGGGGTTAATCAAGCCGCTAGGACTACTTGCATTAAGCCCGAAGGTACTTCTTCTTGCGTCCTTGGCACTAGCTCTGGTATCCATCCTCATCATGCCAAGCGTTATATTAGACGTGTTCAAGCTAATAAACTGGAGCCGATATACAACTACTTCCGAGGAATAAACCCAAGGGCTTGTGATGAATCTGTGTGGTCAAACAATGATAGCGATGATGTGGTGGCTTTTTGTGTAGAGGTTCCTGCTGGATCAAAAACAAAAAACCAAGTCGGAGCAATAGATCTTCTAAACCACGTGAAAAGTACTCAACAAAACTGGGTTATCACCGGCACTAACAAAAAACTCTGCACGCAACCTTGGTTAGTACACAACGTGTCTAACACCATCAACGTAAAGACAGACGAGTGGGACGAAGTAGAATCATTCATCTATAAAAATAGAAAGTTCTTTTGTGGCGTCTCACTACTACCAATCACAGGAGACAAAGACTATCCTCAGGCCCCATTCACGGCTATCTATCTACCAACCGAACAGGTCCGTCACTATGGAGACGCTTCACTGTTTGTGAGTGGGTTGATAGAGGTTGCCCTTAATCTCTGGGAAGACAACCTGTGGGCCGCCTGTGACTCTTTGTTGGGCATAGGAGCTAGGGTGAAAGGGAACGGAAAGAAGGAGTGGTCGGACAGGTGCTTAAGATTCTCTGAAAAGTATTTCGAGGGAGACCTTAGGAAATTAACCTACTGCATGAAAGACGTTTACAACTGGAAAGAGTGGGTTGATTTAAACAGAGAGTACAGTGAGGTTGATTTTACCGAGGTAATAGAAGAAGAAAACAACGTAAAGCCAGAGCAGGAGTGGGCCTGCTCAGGCGGTCAGTGCGAGTTAGTTTAAAAAACCAAGGAGAAAAATGGAATTAATTAAAGCAAAAAAACTCGACCCAGAGGCGATCATTCCAACCAAGTCGCATCAATCAGATGCAGGATGGGATCTATACGCCTTAGAGAGCGGGCACGTAACACCCAAAGGCAAAGCCCTAATTAAAACAGGGGTATCCTTAGAGATACCAGACGGTTTTGTTGGTCTCATCTGGCCTAGGTCAGGACTGGCGGTAAAGTCTGGGATAGATGTCTTTGCTGGAGTTGTTGACTCCGGATACCGAGGAGACGTTGGGGTATGTCTCTACAACTCAGAGGATTCAGCCTTTGAGTTTAAAAAGGGAGACAGGATAGCACAAATACTATTTCAAGAAGTTCCAAACTTTAAAATACAAGAGACCACAGAGTTAGATCGCACCTCTAGGGGTGAAGAGGGTTTTGGCAGTTCTGGGTCTTAAATTTAGAAAGCGAATATGACAAATAGAAAAAGAAGAAGAAAGAACGAGAAAGAAGAAAAAGTCAAGACGGTTTCCGCAAAAACCGAAAACCAAAGGGAGTACATACGGTCTATACTAGACAATGATATAACCTTCTGTTGCGGACCAGCCGGTTCTGGAAAGTCTTTTGTTGCGGCTGGGATGTCGGCCAGTTCTCTATATAAGGGTATAACCTCAAGAATAATAGTAACAAGACCTCTAGTCTGCTCCGGTCAGGATATCGGAGCGCTTCCGGGAGACCTCGGAGAAAAGATAGCTCCATATTTGACGCCAATGCAAGAAAATTTAAGATTTTTTCTTGGACAATCGCATTATGGTCACTATAATAATGAAGGAAAGATTAAGTACGAACCATTAGAGGTTATGCGTGGTGCTACCTTTCATGAGTCTTACATGATTTTGGACGAGGCCCAAAACTGCACATTTGATCAAATCAAAATGTTTATAACCAGAATGGGCAAAGACTCCAAGATAATAATAAACGGAGACATTAACCAGTCCGATATAAGTGGGCGTGGTGGTCTAGAGCGTTGCATGGATAGGCTGGAAGACGTAGAGGGTGTCGGAGTGTGTGAACTAGACCGTAGTGACATTCAAAGAAACGGAATACTAGGAAGGGTCTTAGAAGCCCTAGAGGATTAATATGCTATACGACTACATATGCGAAAGCTGTAACCACGAGATTGTTGATGTTCAGCAGTCAATTAAAGACAGCCCGAAGAAGGTGTGCCCCAGCTGTAAAAAACATAAGCTTAGAAGGGTTTTTTCTACTGGCATAGGGGGCTTTGTAAAGGGGGGTAGTGGTACGGTTGGTTCTTTGGCCGACGCCAACGCGAAAGCGAACTCATCTCAAATCAATGAAATGGAATCAAAAAAGAAGGAGTCTCGACCACAAAAGGAAAAAAGATGGTTCGATAATTCCGGGTCAGCCACCCCCAAAGACATAAGCTCGATGAGCAAGAAGCAAAAGTCAGATTATATAATGAAAGGAAAAAGATGAAATTCATAGAAAAGGGCGACCAGATCGCCAAAGAGGTGTCAGAAATATTTTTTGACAAACGAGGCGAGGATGTTTTAAGCCCAAGAGAAACGGCTTTCGCGAAGACCCTAAGCAAGTCAGGCGGCAAGCCAATCTATTTTATCTTGACCTATGAAAACAACCCCCTTGACCCTTGGGGCATGTACAAAAACAAGTCCCGCGACATAAAGGCGGGCCTGAAACAGGTAACGAAGAGCACGTTTGATTTCTATATGCTATTTCTCAAAACAAGAAATTCTTTATACTTAACCAGAGCAAACAGGAGTTTTATTAATGACTAAAAAAGGACCACTAGGTAAAGCAGAGCTCTATTACATAGAGGCTTTCCACAAAGAAAAGAGCGCCCAAGAGATTGCAAAAGACCTAGATAGGTCTGTCGGTTCGGTCAAGAAGCAGGTCGATAAGTTCGAGACCGGTGAAGGTCAACCGCTTTCGGCTGGACAACAGTTTGCTCGTAGGGATGGTATTGTAATGATGACCGAAAACGCAGCCATGCTGTCCGACGCCACGAAGAGGCCGGTAGAAAACAAAAAAAGCAATTGTATCTCAAGGATAAAAGATGCTGGAGACTGTTAGATGACTGAATTTATTACCACTTATGACGATTGGCATGAGGAATATAAAAAGGATAGAGATAAGGTGTGGGTAATCGCCCATCTTACAGACGATAGGACTATATACTTTGATGACTTTTCCGTGTGGATAAAAATCAAAGATCTCTGCTCTTCGGAGAATGTTTATATAAAAGAGATTCAGTTCCAGTTTCGTTCCAATGTTGTAGACGCCGGTATAGACGACCCCGAAGGCGTTTATCTAATCAGGTGCGTAAAAGGAACCATGGGAGCTAAATCTAGAGATTATTATATTGTCGGTGAGGTCAACTCAGGTCTTGTATACAAGCATATGTGGTTGATACCCGAATTATTTATTGAAGAAAGTTTTGAAGACACTGTTGACAATTGCTTTGAGGAAGCTATAATATATCAAGATGGCAGAAAAAAGATCAAACCGAAGTAAATATCAGTCTCCTTCAACTGGAGACTATTGCACATGCGCTCAATACGTAGCGGAAATAATGTGTACCCGAATGGCCCAAAAAAACAACGAGGGCACACAGGCCTATAAATTCTGGAATACTGAGAAGTGGAAGAAAACTTATCAGTATCAGGTTATCTTAGCTAATAGGCTTATTTCAAAACACAGCGAAGGAGCCCTCTCTAGGGCCATCAACTCAAACGAGCTCTCCAGAGCTTACTCTCTCCGTCACCCAAAGGTGGGAGACGTGGTAAGAAGACATGATGTTGCGTTAAAGAGCGAGTCCCTTAAAGAAGAAAAAATCATAGAAGTAACGGAAGACGCCAAAACCAGAACTAAAGGTTACGGCAAGAAATCCAAATTTAACCAGTTGAGGAATTTAGATGGCAAAGAAAACGATAACTAAGTTTGAAGACGATGATGTGAGCAACGCTTTAATTTCCAGATATGGAGATGTTATTAAGAGCGGGACAGAGATCGTTGCGAACCTAGGGAAATATTCTACAGTTAGCGTGTCTCCATCTCTAGACCTAGCTTTAGGGGGAGGCATAAGGGAAGGAACCTGCGTGGCCATGACGGGAGACCCAAAGACAGGCAAGACCACCACAGCCCTTCACTTTGCGGCCAAATGCCAGAAGGCAGGAAAGGAAGTTTTGTACTTCAACACCGAGGGTAGGTTGGAGATTAAGAACTTTGAGGGCATAAAGGGATTAGACCCATCTAAGATTAAAATCATAGAGTCTTCAGATGATAGAATTCTATCGGCAGAAGAATTTCTCAACATGATTGAGACATACGTAAATTCAACCCCAAACATGGTAGCTATAATTGATTCCGTTTCCAACATGGTTCCACAGGTTGAGCTTGAGGGTGAGATTAGAACTGGGGTAAGGAACGCATTACCTAGGTTATTGTCTATGTTCTTCAAGAGGGTGAGTGGTTCCGTGTCGAGAACTAGAGCTATATTAATATTCATAACCCACAACATAGCAAATACTGGTGGTAGTAGATTCGCCCCAGCAAAAATGGCAGACGCAGGAAATATGCTACAGTATCAAGTGAGCACGAACATGGTAATAACCCACAGAAGCAAATGGGAGGTTCCTAAGGAAAGCGGAAACCATGTAGGCCAAATAGCCAACTGGGTTATAAAAACCTCCTCAAACGGAACCCCAATGGCTAAAGCGGAAAGCTGGATTAGATATGGCGTCGGTATAGACGAAGTTCAGGAAGTAATACAGATCGCGTGTGAGTTCAGGCTAATAAAGGCCGCAGGAGCTTGGTACACAATCAAGTGTGCGTTAGACAGTATGGAAGATAAACGTGTCGTAAAAATCCTAAAAGACAATGACATCTCTGGGGAAGAGGCCGCTGAAAAATTCTTCAAGTTCCAAGGTGTAAACAGGCTTTCTGAATTCTTAGTGGAAAACGAGAGCATGGCAGACCTTGTGTATGAGCATGTAAGGGAGCTTCTTGGCCTATGCGAGTAAAGGGTCTTAGCGGAAAAGAATACAACCTTAACCTACAATCCTACAATGTATACAACGACGACACTAAGAAGAAATCTAAATACCACATCAGAGCTAGGAGACTTCTTGGAGACCTTTTTAGTGGCTACAGAGTCCTTGAAGAAGTAAAACTTCCCGGAAGCACCGCCAGTCACAGAAGGTCGGTTCTTTACCTAGACTTCTTCATACCAAATCTAATGCTCGCTATTGAGGTTCATGGGAGGCAGCACTATGAATACGTTCCCTTTTTTCACAAGTCCAAAGCCGGACACCTAAAGGCTATGGCTAGAGACGAAGACAAACAAGACTGGTGTGAAATAAACGATATAAACTTAGTCGTTTTAAGCTATACGGATAATGATGATGACTGGAGAGAATCTCTTGAAAAACGCTACTGAAGAATTTGAAGACTTTAAAAGATCAGTCGATGACTACATAGAACTAAAGGGTATTCAGTCAATAAGCTTTACTGAAGACTTCAAGATAGCCCTCAATCTAAACTTGGATAGTCTTGATATGCTCACTCAGCAGGAGTGCTTCAACTATGCCTACACCCTTTTTGCATACGCTGGTTATGTGCAAGATGAGCACTCCCAGCAGCAAGTTGTTGTGGACTGGTGCGTCAGTAGGCTGAACTACATCATAGCAAACAACGAAGAATGTTTCCCCCAATACACTAAACACGAAATGAAGATACCAATACTAATAAAAGAGAATAGCTTTGCCTCCAAGGTTGAAAGCTGGCGTATCGTAGCCGAATCTAGACTTAAAAGACTAGACGGTAAGGAAATTCTAATTAAAAGAAAGGCAGACTGTCTAATGGAAAAAGGTAAAAGAAAATGAACCGTGAACACTTTGAGGATTATATTGGCTCTCTTTCGGAAGAAGAGCTTGAGAACCTAACCGAAGCATTAGAAACAAAGGCCAAAGGTTCTCGGCGAGATAAAGAAGAAGAGGCTCCCTTCCCATCTGTCAGCGATGACTTTACCGTCATTAGGGGAGATAAGGTCAGGAAAGGTCGAGATCCCGTTAAGGCGAAGAAGAACCTGTGGAAAGACACTGGAGAGCTTGGTGACGTTGAGACGCCAGAATTCTCAAAAACACCAAGAAACAGGCAAAAGCCAAGCAGAGTTGGGGTTGAATGTCATGTTTGTGGGAAGTCGTTTAAAATGAGCAAGTCCCTGATCTATGGGGAGTTTGTTAGATGTAACAGGTGTACTGGAAAATAAAATGGATTTAAAATTAGCCGACATCGGCGCCGAGAGAGCTGTTCTTGCTGGTCTCTTTAATTATGGTATAGACTCTTATATTGAGCTATCAACCTTAATAGACCACAACACTTTTGGCCATCATAATAATCAGGTTATATATAAGTGCGCAGAAAAGGTTATGCAAGACGGGGCCGAAATTGACTTGCCGTCAATCCTGTCTGCTGCTAGCCAGCTGAATGTCAGCGATATCGTAAACACCAAGAAAGAGCTTGAATATATCAAGTCCCTGTTTGATTTTCCCATCAAAAAGGACAATGTTATACACTTCGCTGCTCAGATAAAGAAGTTTGAGTTTGCCAGAAAAATTAAAAAGCTGGTAGCAAAGATAGGTAAAGATGTCGAATCTGTAAATGGAACAGAATCCATAGATGATATCATAGGTATTATAGAAAATCCCGTAACAGATTTTCTCCGAGAAGATGACTCTAACCAGAAAACAGAAAAAATAGGCGAGGGCGTAGACGAATACGTCGATTTCTTGGCGGAAAACAAGTGCGACCAAATAGGCGTGCCAACAGGGTTTTCAAGATACGATCTTGCTATAGGAGGGGGTCTGCGAAGGAAGTGTGTAGACTTGGTTTCTGCTAGACCTAAGGTTGGAAAGAGTGTCTTCGCTGACAACGTTGCCCTAAGCGTGGCAGGGAAAGGAACACCAGTTCTCATGCTTGACACAGAAATGTCCAAGGAAGATCACCTAAACAGGATTATAGCAAACCTTACAGGTATTCCCGTGAATGATATTTCCACGGGTAAATTTACCGAGGATGACGAAAAGTATGACAGGGTACGTAAGGCGGTTAAGCACATAAAAGAAATACCGTATACCTACGCAAGCGTTGCGGGAGCACCATTTGAGCAGATATTAAATGTTATAAAGAGGTGGGTAATACAAGACGTCGGAACGGATGAGAATGGTAGGACAAATGATTGCGTGGTTGTGTACGACTACCTCAAGCTCATGTCATCAAGCGCGATAACAAACAACATACAGGAATACCAAGCTCTTGGGTTTCAAATTACCGCCCTACACAATCTAGCCGTCAAGTATGACTTTCCGTGCCTGTCTTTTGTTCAACTGAACAGAGATGGGATAACAAAGGAAAGCACCGACACCGTGAGTGGCTCAGACAGGCTCATATGGCTATGTACATCCTTTAGCATATTCAAGGCCAAGTCAGCCGAGGAGCTTGCCGAGGACGGCCCAAAGGCTGGCAACAGGAAGCTAGTGCCCGTTGTTGCGAGACATGGCGCAGGTCTAGACGATGGAAACTACATCAATATGCAGATGCAAGGTGAATATACCAGATTGACAGAACTAAAAACTAGAAACGAGTTCAGGATAGAGCCTAACATTGACACAGGCTTGGTTAATCCCGAAGAGCTGAAAGGGTTACTGGAAGAGGTTTAATGCTAGATTTAAAAGAGGTAAACATCAGGGGTTTTAAAGAAATAGAAACCATACTGGACTCATTTGATATCGATCATGAGGTCTTTGGTGATAATATATACTGTAGATGTCCAATACACGAGGGCAGCGACAATGACAGGGGATTCTCCATCTCTACGGATAAGTTGCTGTGGAAATGCTGGACTCGTGGGTGCGAGTCTGTCTATGGGGGAGATATTTTTGGTTTAGTAAGAGGTGTACTCTCTAGCCAGTTGGTGGAAGAGGCAAGCTTTGGGGACGCTCTAAAGTATATGTGCTCCACTTTAGGTATAAAAGGGGACAATAAAAAGTCTCCAAAAAGAGAGAAGCCAGACGAGTTTGTTGAGCTTGTAAGCATGTTCACCAAGCTTTCAGGCTCTCAGGGGCCTAAAGCTATTGAAATTAAAAAGTATGACCTACAGCCCTCAAAATATTTTGAGTCTCGCGGATTTAGCTCAGAAACCTTAAAACACTTTGGGGTTGGTGATTGCCACAGTAGAAACAGCGACATGTATCAAAGAGCCGTAATACCAATCCGAACTCCGGCAGGAGACTTGTTCGCTTACCTTGGGAGATCCATCAAGGACTACATAAAGCCAAAGTTTCTGTTTACGTCTGGCTTTGACAAAAGGTTCTTCCTGTATAACCTTGACCTTGCGGCGCACCGAGCTAGAGAGACTTCGGCCCTTATTATAACAGAAGGTCAGGGGGATGTCTGGAGACTATTTGAAAACGGGGTAAGTAACGCCGTTGGCATTTTCGGCAAGACCATAACCAAGCAGCAAGAAAATGAAATGTTAAAAAACGGAATAACTAAACTCGTAATACTAACCGACAACGATCAAGCCGGAAGAGAGTCTAAGATTCAAATACAGAGAAGCCTTAGTAGGAATTTCACCCTGATTTTCCCTAGGTTTTCAGGTAAGGATATCGGAGACATGAACAAAGGTCAGGTCATGAATGTCTTATCGCAAATAAAGGGACTATATTAATGACTAGAATAATAGGAATATCTGGAAAAAAGCAGTCTGGAAAAAACACCGCTGCCAACTTTTTGCACGGCCTTGCCTTGAAGGGTAATGGTCTCGCTCCAGACTTTAGTATCGACGCCGCAGGAGAGCTGGTTGTCCTCACCGACTCTGGATGGGGAGTGTTTGACATAACGAGAAAAGACACTGCTTTTGTTGAGTATGCGGACCTTAACATGTGGCCACACGTTAAGCTCTATAGCTTTGCTGATGGCCTCAAGGGTCTTTGTGTTGAGTTTTTTGGTCTAAAACCGGAGCAAGCATACGGAACAGACGATGAAAAAAACACGAAGACTAAAGTAAAATGGGAGGACACGCCGACTTGGCAAAACAGTAGCCTCAATCTGAATCGTGGATTTATGACATCCCGTGAGCTCTTGCAATATTTTGGAACCAACGTTATGCGGAAGATGCACAAAGACGTGTGGGTAGAACACACAGTCAATAAGATAAAGCGTGAACAAACAGAACTAGCCATAATAGCCGACGTTAGGTTTCCAAACGAGGTGGAGGCAATACTGAGCGCTGGAGGAGAGGTAATAAAGCTACAGAGAGCGCCACTAAAAGACAATCACGAAAGCGAAACCGCGTTAGACGAGGGCAATTTTGACCAGAGCAAGTTTTCTTACATGATTCCTAGTGGAAGCATTAAGGGTCTGTGTTCAGCCCTCGAATCAATTTTTCTTAAAGGAAGCACATGTTAGTAACTTATATCAGAAGCTCTTCATACAACAATTATTCGTTCTGCGAGATGCAGTACTTTCTTACCTACGTTTTGGGCCACAGGTCTGACAGCGGGAAGAAAGCAGAAATGGGAACAATAGTCCATAAAGCAATGGAGGTCCTTGCTTCCCTAAAGAAATTCATGCAAGACAATCCAGATAGAAAATACCTAAAGATAACAGACGATGTCATGGGGGACGTCAAGGTTCACAAGGACAAGTTTATGAATGATCCTTTTGTTGTGGAGGCACTAAACAGAAGCTTTGACTCCTACACTAAAGATTCTAAGCATAAGTACACAGACGGAGATAGAAAGACATGTATGAACCTGACATGGAAGGCTATACATCACAATGACGGACAGTTTGATCCACGTACACGAAATGTTGTTGCTTCTGAGCCACATTTTGACATTTTAATAGAAGAAGATTGGGCTAAATATGAATACGAGCTACCAAATGGAGAAAAAGTCACTGGCAATCTAGCCATCAAAGGGACTATAGACCTCGTTACAGAAACAGATAAGGGCGTAATAGAAGTAGTGGACTGGAAAACCGGAAGAAGACTGGACTGGGCTACTGGGGAGGAAAAAACATACGAAAAACTGCTAGTAGACCCCCAACTATTACTATATAATTATGCCATATCTAAGGCTTTTCCAGAGTACAAGCAGTCTATAATGACTATTTTCTATGTAAAAGACGGAGGTCCCTTTTCAATGTGCTTCGATAAGAGCGATGAAGACAAGTTCTTGGGGATGCTTAAACGTACTTTTGAATAT